GGCGGCGGATGTTTTGTCCGCCCTGAGAGACAAACATCGCGCCATTATGGAGACCGGATCCGAGCTGGCTCAGGTGCATGGCCAGATTGTGGAAGCCCTGAACTGGGCGCTGGAGATACTTAGACATGGGAACGATTCGGTTTGATATACCATACCCGCCCACGAAGAAGGGCAAGTCGGCCTTCTGCCGCCGGTTTGGGCTGAACGCCTACTACTCCGGCAAGCACTGGGCGCAGCGGAAGAAGGACGCTGACGAGCTCCACGCGCTGACTCTGGCCGCGCTGAAACAGGCCCGAGTGCGGCGCGGGATGGTACGGGGGCCGGTCTCCATCACTTTTGCATGGGACGACGGGCTGGACATTGACAACCACGCAGCCATCGCCAAAGCCGTGGTGGACGCGCTCAAGGGATACCTGCTGCCGGACGACGATCACCGCTGGTACAGGCAGGTCATACATAGGCTTTGGGACGGGGGATGTATCCGGGTGGAGGTGGAGGAGCTTTGATCACCAGAGACCCCTACGGCATCAGCGGAGCGGTGGCACCCTGGCGCAGTCTGGACGCGATGGAGCCGGTCGCGGAGCGCAGGATTACGGAGCGGGATGCAGAAGAGGCGGCAATCTGCCAAAACTGCCCGTTACCGGATTGCAACCCGAAAAGAGTTGGCTGCCTGCTCCACACAAAGAAGCTGCGGCAATCAAAATCCCACGATCTAGTAGAATGGATGGCCCTGGATGGCTATAGCCTGATACAAATTATGGCAGCTACCGGATACAAGAAGGGCACGGTCGCAGAGTATATACGGCAGTTCAGGCGGAACGGGCCGTGTGAACGCTGTGCGTCCAAGAGCATTTGTGATGCGGTCGGCGGGACGTGTAGCCGTAAAGAGCGATGGAAAGCAATCAAGGAGGTGCCGAACGATGGACGATAAGACGCGCGCCCTGCTGGGCGACCACGAGGCGACGAAACTGGCGCATCTCTCCCTCTTCTCCGGCATCGGGGGACTTGACCTTGCCGCCCAGTGGGCCGGATTTACCACCGTCGGACAGTGCGAGTGGGCGGACTACCCGACAAAGGTTCTGGAAAAACACTGGCCGGACGTGCCGCGCTGGCGGGATATCCGGACACTGACGGGAGATAGTTTTTATGATAAGACAGGAATGCGAACAGTTGACGTTATTTCAGGAGGGTTCCCTTGCCAGCCGTTCAGCGTCGCCGGGAAGCGACGAGGCAAGGAGGATGACCGTTACCTCTGGCCTGAAATGCTTAGAGTTATCTCGGAACTCCGGCCCGCTTGGGTTGTTGGCGAGAACGTTGCTGGGATCGTCAACATGGCGCTCGACCAGGTGTACTCTGACCTGGAAAGTATCGGCTACGCCGTCCAAGCGTTTATTATTCCGGCTTGTGCCGTCGACGCCCCGCACAGGAGGGACCGGTGCGCCATTGTGGCCAACTATAACGACGTTCGATGCGGCTTGCGGAGGTTTGAAAGGGAAAGAGTACACGGGAACATGCCACGCCATGAAATTGATTCAAGCAGTAAAGATGTTTCCAACACCGATTGCAACGGACTGGAAAAACAGGGGATGCAAGGATTCCCGGAAAAACAGGGAGCATCAGCTGCAAACGGAGGTTGGTGGCCAGTTGAACCCAACGTTTGTAGAGTGGCTCATGGGGTTCCCTCTCGGGTGGACAGAATTAAATGCCTCGGAAACGCCGTAGTCCCCCAACAGTTTTACCCGGTCTTCCAGGCCATAGCGGACACAGAAAGGGGAATTATACATGGATGATATCAAATTAGCCCTGCTTGGGAATAAAGAGGCGGCCAAGCGGCTGACGGATGCGGGGGTGCTGCTGGAATGTAAAAGGTGTGGCAGCGAGAATGTCGATTATGGGGAGTATGATGGTATTCTTGTTGGGCTGGATTACGTCAGATGCCGAAACTGCGGCCTAATAGAACAAGGGGTTGTGTCCCCAGAAGAATTTTCGGCCCGCCTAGAATGGAACACCAGAGCGCCGATTCTGAGCGCGGAGGAGATGGAGATGCTGGAGGCGCTGAAAGATGGCAAGGGCGATTGATGCAGACCGACTGAAACAGGCCATAGACCATGATTATTATGAGCATTACACCAAATATCACGATAGCGACCAAACAGCCCTGATTGATATGGTGATGGACGATATTGACGAGATGCCCACCCTCACCCCGCCGAACGAGGCGCTGACGCTGGAGGATGCCAAGAAAGAACGGTATATTTGGTTTACCCCGCTGGATGACTGGGCGAAAGTAACGCCTTTCGGGGTGCTGTTCTTCGGATCTGAGGAACTGATGAATTGGGAAACCTTGTGCGAAGAGTGGGGGTATAGGTTCAAAGCCTACCGCCGCCCGCCGGAGGTATCGCCATGAGACACCAATATACCCGTGCAGAGCTGGAGCAACTCCCCAAAGAGCACCCAGTCTGGATTGAGGGCGTGGGGCTGAGGCAGCTCCAGTGGGGCGGCTGGGAGATTGCAGAGGAGGTAAAGGACGGGTACCTGTACTGCAAGCACATCAAGCCGTTTGCGATGGATCTGTACGACAAATACTGGACGGCCTGGGATGGGCCGCCGGAAGAGGTGGAGAACGCATGAAAACGATTTGCATTACTTGCAAAAATGACTGCAATAACGCCGGTACAACGGCCAGAATTTCTTGGTGCCCTCAGTACAAACCAGGACGAATTTTGTCCAACGCCGAACGCATCCGGGCCATGAGCGACGAGGAGTTGGCGCATCTGCTTTGCTTTGAAGGCTGGCAAATGAGCGAGGTGCAAGAATGCTTGGCGTGGCTCCAGCAGCCAGCGGAGGAGGGCAACAATGGACATTGAGAAGCTGGATATAAACGCAGTATGCTTTGGTATCCTTTGCAATTTTACCCCTGTATGCGGAGAAGAACGAGCAAAAGAGGCGGTTGAGAGGAGGACAACAAGTGGATAAACCAAGAATTGCGCAGGTGCTGGGAGTAGAGGTCGGAGAGGATGTCAAATACCGACATACAGATGGAACAGCAGAAAATATTTGTGTTTGTGAGGATGGGCGGGTTATTATTTCTTCTCTTTCATGCAAAATGTCAACCGTTGCTGTACTTATAAATGCCATCAACCACCCAGACCGCATCATCCGAAAGCCCCGCTGGACGGAGCAGGAGGTGGAGAGGGCGAAGGCTATCAAAGTGCTATATCCAGTTGTTAAAACATTGGCATACGTTGATATAGTGGGACAGACATTTTACATGTATGATGACGAAGACAATTATAAGGGCAGTCTTGATAACCTTGATGAAACGTTTCCTACGCTGAGGAGCATAAGGCGGGCCACATTGGACGAGATCATCGGAGGTGCCCAATGACCAGAGAAATCCTTTTCAAAGCCAAGCGGCTGGATAATGGAGAGTGGGTGGAGGGAAACATTGTGGCTGTCCCGGAAGATGCCGACTTTATGCCTGGAGCGTACATTCTACCGCGGTTGGTATCGGCCAGGGCAGACCCGCCCACAAAAGGGAGGATCATGCTAGGCGGATTCTTTGAAGTTGACCCCGCCACGGTCTGCCAGTACACCAACATCGACATACAGCGAGAAGCGTGGCCGTCCTCCGAAGTACACAAGATTTTTACTGGCGATATGCTGGGCGAATGGGGCGAGGACGAGGAAGGCAACGAGTGTGTTTGCATCCTCGGCGTCGTGACCTATTGGGAAGATGAAGGACGCTATGTATTGGCAGACGAGGACGGGTTGTGCAACGACTGGACGCTGGAGGACGAAGCGAAGCCAGAGAATTGGCCCAACCTCATACACTGCGGCTCCATCCACGACGGGGAGGGCGGACAGCGTGAGGAGGGATAACCCTTGAACAAGTTCCGGGAGAGATTGAAGAAGTTGAGGGAGAAGGAAGGGACACAGCCCTGTGTTCTGGCGGAGTTATGTGGCATCAGCAAGAACTCAATTTTGAGATATGAGCGGGATGGAGTGATTCCTGAAATAGTATCTGTTGTAAAAATAGCAGACCATTTCAATGTATCTGTGGATTACTTGCTAGGAAGAACAGACGATCCAAAAGCAATGTAACTTTTCATTATTTCACAGAAAAAGTTGCTGTGATTCCCTCGTGAGGGAATCGGAGAGCATGGTATATGCGAAAATGGGAGTGTGGGAGCGTGTGCCCCTGCGCTCCCATTCCCCTTCCTCCTTCACACGGATGGGGTGGCGTCGGTGCATCTGCCGCCACCCCCTCTGTGTGCAATATGCCGCCGGTCGAACACCACCCCACTATTCGGGGCATGAGGGGTCGCACCCCTCGGGCGGCAAATGACGGTGGAAAGACACTACACCAGACTGCCGGAGCGTCTAGGCGCTGGGAAGAGTAAGACGCGAGCCGCCTGTCATGGAGGCGGAAGCGGTGGCAGCTATGACCTGCCCCGGTGTGCCGACACATAGAAAGCGGCTGCGCCCGGCGGAGCGTGTAGAGACGGAATCCGCCGATATGCAGGAGCCAGAAGCAGGGTGATCTCCAGGCTGTGCAACTCAGTCCGCCTGCTATATTGGGTCGCTCCCATCCGTGGAAGCCGGACGCTTGTGTAGGGCGATAGCTACCAGCGCTATCCCGCTGAAAACTACCCTGCGAGTGGCTAATCATGATGTCGCCACCAAGGCTAGGGCGTGACAATCTAAGCGGGAAGCGCACATATACCGAGTGCAGAAGCGGAAGCGGCGGCCCGTTACGCCGTGGACGTGTGGCGGCTCAATGCCGCCTCTCGGCTCCACAACTGAAACGGTGGTGAAAATATGCCAACCTATCAAAACGGCCGTATCTGCTTGAATAGAAACGAAGCAAGAGGATTTTACAAGCAGACTATCCACCCATCTGAGGATACCGCAAGGCTGAGAGACAAATACCTGGACGAAATTGATAAAACGTTAGAAATCAAGCCGACAAGGGATGGTGTAGTCCTGAGCCGGAAGTGACATGATATGCCGCCTCTCGGCTCCAGAAGGAGATATTTATGCTTAGAAGAATTTGCAATTACTTCCGCGGGTGCTGGTGCAAGCACGAATTTGAACTGCTGGCGCAAGTCACCGAGCATGATGTCTTAATGGGCACGAGCCACCACAATACTTACCGATGCAAGAAGTGTGGATATGTCCAACGAGTGAGACTTTGATATGCCGCTCCTCGCCGCATGAGGCGGGCGGTGGCACCACAAGCGCACGAGCTGGAGAGGGCAAAAAAGCCGCCCCAGGAGGGGCGGCAGGATTAGCTCAGAATTTCTTTCAGTTTGTCCAAATTCCCGGCATTGGGGCTGACCTTGCCGCTCTCCCAGCGGGATATCACGGCCTGGTTAACGTCCATCGCATCCGCAAGCTGGGCTTGAGTCAAGCCTTTGGCCTTTCTGGCGGCGGAAATATCAAACTCGACAGACGCAAGGGGGCGCTTGCCTTTACCGGCAAAATAGCCTAACTGCCAAGCCCCCTGCATTTCAAGGGGCTGGAACTTTTCAGACCCTCCCTCCACGGGCGGGTCAATGCTGGTGATCTCGCAAAGCGCCTCAGCAACCTGCCGGTCGAGATCCCTCTTTAGGAGGCCAAGCCTGTGAGCATCAGAAATGACTCTGGCGAGTGCTGTATACGGGCGCTGAGCGGCAAGGGTGAGATCCCCTCCGATCTCCTGCGGATATGCCGCCGCGTTGAGCCGACCGAACACCCAGCCAAACACGTATGCTCCTCTGTTTGTCATCAGCAACCGACCTCCTTGAAATAACGGTATTCCATTTCGTCATAAACATTGACCTTGATCTCAACCTTGCTGTCAGGATACTGGGAGGCATAACGAGCGGCACAATCCTCGGCTCCCTTCTTGTCGTCCATATAAGCACCCATCATCCAGCCGTCTTTGCAAACGCAATATTCATAGTGTTTCATGACTTTACCTCCTATATTGTTCCTTTTACTTTTTATGACTTAATTATATCATAAAATATGATATTGTCAATACATATTAAAAAAATATTTGTCGCCCCGCAGTTGCAGGAGACGGGGGTGGCCCAATGAGAGGAAACGCATGGCGGGATATTCCCCCGCCGCCTCTCAAACAAAAGATCAGGGCTAGGCCGACGGGCCGAAAAGGGAGGTGCCACCTTACTCCCCTGCCCTGAGTCAACATAAAGGTGGGAAGCAAAATAGAAAGGGTGGTATCTACATGAACGAACTAATCAAAGTTGACTTTAGCGGCGAAAAGCCAGCAGTATCAGCGCGGGAACTCCACGAGTTTCTAGAGGTAGAAACACCGTACCACAAGTGGTTTCCCCGTATGTGCGAATATGGATTCGCTGAAAACGAGGATTACGCAGTCACGGACATTTTTGTCCATAACCCCGCTGGCGGCCCTCAGAGCATGAAAGATGCCGCCGTCTCTATCGATATGGCCAAGGAGATCTGCATGCTCCAGCGGAACGAGAAGGGGAAGATTGCCCGGAAGTATTTCCTCCAATTGGAGAAGGATTGGAATAGCCCCGAAAAGGTAATGGCCCGTGCGCTCCAGATAGCAGATCGAAAGATTAAGATGCTGGAGGCGGAGAGAGAGGCCAACCGGCCGAAGGTGCTGTTTGCGGATTCCGTGGCTGCCTCCAATACATCCATACTGGTTGGAGAGCTGGCAAAGCTCCTCAAGCAGAATGGGGTGGACACTGGGCAGAACCGCCTCTTTGACTGGATGCGGAATAACGGATATCTGATCCGCAGAGAGGGCACGGATTACAACATGCCCACACAGCGCTCGATGGAATTGGGCCTGTTTGAAATCAAGGAAACCAGCATTACACATGCAGATGGGCACGTTACAGTAAACAAGACTCCGAAGGTGACGGGGAAAGGACAGCAGTTTTTTATCAACATGTTTCTAGGTTAACAACCCACACGGGTGTATCGCTTAACAGGCTGTGACGGCTGGCCGTATCCGAGCCAGAGCTCGACAGTAGGCGGCGATGTAGCAAAGTCTAGCAAATGCTAGCAAACCGGGAGAGAGAAAAAGAAAGAAAACCGCCCCCTTTTTCCCCCTCTTCCTTCCCCCCTATAACCCCCTATCTATTACCCCCTATAATCCCCCAGAAAAGAAAGAAAAAGAGAGAACGCGCTCTATCGGTGGCGGTGGGGGGCATTTGTAGACTCTACTTAGGCGAGAGGTGGTGACATGGCTGCACGGCTGACGGACAGGCGAAAAAAGAAAATTGTGGCTGATTATCTGGAGACCGAGAGCTATAACGCCACGGCGAAAATCAATGGGGTTTCCAAAGATACCGTTAAGCGTGTTGTGTTAGGTTGCGAAGGATTCGCCCAAAAGGCGCAACAAAAAAAGAAGCAGAACACGCTGGATATGTTGGCCTTCATGGAGACCCGCAAAGAGAAGATGCAGGAAGCGATCGACCTGCACCTAATGGCGCTGACAGACCCAGAAAAGATAAGCGATGCCGGGTTGTCTCAAATCGCCACTTCTTTCGGGATTATCGTTGACAAGGCCACAAAGAACACAGCCAGCGGGAACGACAGTTTGAATAAACTGGACGGGCTGTTGAAGGAGTTCAGAGATGCTGTTAAGTCCGAAACAAACTGAATTTGTCCGAGAGGGGCATCACCGCTGGAACTTTAAGGGAGGGGCTACCCGATCGGGGAAAACATACCTTGATTTTCGGTGGATTATCCCAATCCGCATCCGGGAGCGTGTCGGCAAGGACGGGCTGACGGTCATTCTTGGCGTCACAAAGTCCACCATTGAGCGGAATGTGCTTGAGCCTATGCGAACGATCTATGGTGATGCTCTTGTTGGCACGATCTCCAGCGACAATACGGCGTGGATATTTGGGGAAAAGTGCTACTGCCTTGGAGCTGAAAAGGTTTCCCAGGTCTCGAAAATCCGCGGCGCGTCCATCAAATACTGCTACGGCGACGAGGTGGCAGACTGGAGTCAGGAAGTCTTTGAACTGCTGAAAAGCCGCCTGGATAAAGCGTATTCGTGCTTTGACGGAACGTACAATCCACAGGGTCCGAATCACTGGCTGAAAGTATTCCTGGACAGCAAGGCGGACATTTTCAGCCAGACATACACCATAGATGACAATCCATTTCTCCCAGAGGCTTTTGTGGAAAACCTAAAGCGGGAGTATGGCGGCACTGTTTTCTATGACCGTTATATTTTGGGACAGTGGGCGTTGGCCGAGGGCCTGATTTACCCAATGTTCGGGGAGAGCAACATCGTGGATGAGGTTCCGGAGAGCGGCGAGTATTACATCTCCTGCGACTACGGCACGTTGAACCCCTTTTCGGCTGGGCTGTGGTGCTGGGACGGGAAGAAAGCCGTCAGAATCCGGGAGTATTACTATTCCGGGCGGACGGAGCAAGCCAGCAAGACAGATGAGGAATACTACACGGAATTGGAGAAGCTGGCTGGGGATTTTCCGGTGCGATCCGTAGTAGTTGACCCGTCGGCAGCTTCGTTTATCGAGGTCATCAGGCGGCACCGGCGGTTCCGGGTGCATAAGGCGGTCAATGATGTGGTTCCCGGAATCGTCACCACCAGCCGCTACATTGAGAACGGGACAATCAAAGTTCACCGCTCCTGCAAGGACAGTATCAGGGAGTTTGGACTGTACCGCTGGGACGAGAAAAGCCCGGAGGATAGGCCCATCAAAGAAAACGACCACGCAATGGACGATATCCGTTACTTTGTGATGACCATTCTCCGTGGTAAGGCACGCCGGGCCGGTCAGGAACGATATATTCCCACGTGGGGGGAGGTAAGAGAGTGAAAACTTATCAGGATCTGCTGGACGTGGGTGAGGATGAAAAGCAGCGGATAGACTTCATCCGGCAGGCAATCAATGAGCATAAGAGTTCTCCGGCGTATCAGTTTGCCGTGGACGCGGAGCTGTATTTCAAGGGGGAAAACCCCACCATAAACCGATATGAAAAAATCATTTATGACTTGCAGGGACGAGCACACCGGGATATGTACACCGCCAACCACAAGATTGCCTCCTCCTTTTTCGGCTTCGATGTGCGGCAGGAGGTGTCCTACCTTCTGGGCAATGGCGTTACGTTCCAGGAGGAAGCGACAAAGAAGCGGCTGGGCAAGAAGTTCGACCTGATGATGGTCAAAGCCGCCAGGTATGCGCTGATTGCTGGTGTTTCATTCGGACTGTTCAACCTGGACCATGTGGATGTGTTCAAGCTGGCTGAGTTCGCGCCCCTCTACGATGAGGAAAACGGGGCGCTGATGGCCGGCGTTCGGTTCTGGCAGGTGGCGGAGGATAAACCCTTGCGGGCCACGCTCTACGAGGTAGACGGCTACACCGACTACATCCAGCGCAAGGATGAGGACATGACCGTGCTGGAAGAGAAGCGGACCTACATCCAGCAGGTGCGGACATCCCCGGCGGATGGAACGGAGATTTACGCAGGGCAGAATTACCCGTCCTTTCCCATAGTGCCACTCCGTAACGGTGAGGACGCGCTCTCCGAGCTGGTGGGCAAGCGGAACACACTGGATGCTCTGGACCTTTGCACCTCCAACATGGTCAACAACGTGGATGAGGGTAACCTGATTTACTGGGTGCTGCAAAACGCCGGGGGAATGGATGATCTGGATGACCAGAAATTCCTTGACAAAGTTCGCACCACGCACATCGTCCACGCGGGGAGTGTGGAGGACGAGGGGGCCACAGCGGAGCCGCACACCATCGAGGCGCCGTTCCAGGGCACGGACGCCACCATCAATATGCTAAAGCGCAAGCTGTACGAGGACTTCCAGGCATTTGACAGCTCTGCGGTGTCGGCTGGTAACCAGACCGCCACGGCCATTGAAGCCAGTTACACACCGTTGGATTTGAAGGCAGATGATTTCGAGGCCAGCGTGACAGAGTTTATTCTGGGCCTGCTGGCGGCGGCTGGGATAGACGATGAACCGTCCTACACCCGCAGCCGCATCATTAACCGCTCTGAGGAGACACAAATGATACTCATGGGCGCGGATTACTACGACGACGAGTACATCACCAAAAAGCTGCTGACCATCAACGGCGACGCCGATCAGTACGATGCCATGATGCAGCGCAAGGCGGCGGAGGAAACTGAACGGGTGGAGGAAGAGTCAGACTTCCTGCGGCAGGAGGAAATGGAGGGGACAGAAGATGAAAGTCAGCGCATGGAATAGTTTTGGAGATTATTCTCGGCATGTAGATGTAGAGTTCAATTCTGAAAGTGCTTCCGACTGCAATCAGGCGGAAAAATATATTTTTGCGTGTCTTGGCGGAAAGATGAGGGCAGAAACCGAGGTGACGGAGGATGCCGACGCCTGATTATGCCCACCGGCTGACTGACAAGGAACTTGCCTTGCTGGAAAAGCGCATTGCAAAATTGTACCTGGAGGCATGGGACGACCTGGAAAAGACCGTGATCGACTACTTCAACCGCTTTATTGAGCGAGACGAAGAAATGCGGAAACTGATCGGGACTGAAATCAACGGGAAGGTTTGGACAGAGCATGACTATGAATTGTGGCGGCTGAACCAAATAGGGCGAGGAGAACGTTTTGACGATTTGGCCGTAAAGGTGGCAGAACGGTATACAAAAGCCAACGAGGTTGCTCTTGCCTATGTCAACGACACCACGCCGGGCATATACACCCTCAATCGAAATTATGCGGCCTACACCATCGAAAAGGTGGCCGGAAATGTGGGCTTTACTTTGTGGGATGAATCCACCGTGCGGCGGCTGATTGTGGAAGAACCTGATCTGATGCCCTACTACCCAAAGAAAAAAGCCTTAAAGCGGGGTATTGACCTGAAATGGGGCAAGAAGCAGATTACCAAGAGCGTCACCAGCGGGCTTTTGCAGGGCAAGAGCGTGGGGAAGATAGCGAAGGACTTGCAGGCCAGGGTGACGGAGATGAACCGGGCCAGCGCCGTGAGAGCGGCCAGGACAGCGGTTACTGGGGCGCAGAACGGTGGGAGGATGGACAGTTACAAGGCTGCCTCTGATATGGGCATTAAGGTTAGAAAACGGTGGGTAGCCACCAAAGACGGGCGCACGCGGCATGCCCATCAAAGATTGGACGGCCAGACTGTGGAATGGGACGAGCCGTTTACCTCTGAACTAGGAAAGATACGCTATCCCGGAGACCCAAGAGCCAAGCCTGCAAACGTCTATAACTGCCGTTGCACCATGCGGACAGTAGAAAAGCCGGACATTGAGGCTGAACCGCGAAAAATGCGTGTGCGTGACCCGAAAACCGGGCGGAATGTGGTAGTGGAGGCAATGACCTATGAGCAATGGGAGAGGTGGGTGAAAAGCCGTGGCTGATTTGGGCGGCGTGGTATTTGACGATTACAGCGCCGATGTGCTGGATGCCATGCATGACGCCGTTGTACAGGCACTGGAGCGGTGCGGAGAACAGGCGGAAGGGTATGCCAAAGACTTGACTCCTGTTGACACTGGCAACCTCCGTAACAGCATCACCCATCAAGTGGACGATGGTGAAAGCACCGTTTACATCGGAACCAATGTGGAGTATGCGCCCTATGTGGAACTGGGCACAGGCAGATATACAGAAGGAGGACGGCCCACGCCATGGACCTACCAGGACGACGAAGGCAACTGGCACTGGACGGCGGGAAATCCAGCACAGCCTTTTCTCAAACCAGCGGTGGCCGACCATGCGCAAACTTACAGGAACATCATAGAGGATGAGATAAAAAATGGATGAAAGGCAAATCAAAGCCATTGAGGCCGTTCTCGCAAAAGGGGACAGAATAGAGTTGATTCCCGTGAAAGATGGTGTTAAAATTATACATATCAAGCGGGAAGAGGTGAAAGAAACCCGCCCCGGTTAGGGGGCGGGCAGACCACTGTTGCAAGCGGTGGCCGGGGCTTTTATTTATCCGCACCATGCGTTCCAGTCGCTTATAAATCTTTCGGCCTTTGCGTCCTCTGATTTGTAATGCTGCACAGCATCGGATAATAGCCAATCCTTTTTGGGGTATCCTTCACTTCCGTTAATCCAGTAATAGCCGTCTCTATCCTCGATGTAAAATATTTCTTTGTTGTCGCAATACTCGTTCCCGATTTTCATTTTCTTTCCCTACCGGCCTGCGGCCTTGATTTATCTGCCTTACACTGCTATAATCAAGGTGGCCGGGGTAAGGCTCCCGGCTCACCTTTGGTGGTGTGGGGCGGTGGGCTTTGGGTTAACTCAGCCGCCCCACTTTTTACTCATTCATGATGCGCTTGACGCTTTCCCTGAGTTCTTCCAGCGTTTCGCACTTCTCAATGAGTTCGAGTATTGCTTTCAGCAACGCTTCGGTCACGTTCACTTCGTTCATTCACCTCGCTCCTTTCTGTAAGAGACTTTGTATCTCTGCCTTACGAGTATATGATACCATAAGTAGACTTATACTTCAATCCGCATAATACACAAATATAAGTAGACTTATTTGTGTATTATATATAAGTTGACTTATATACTTCTTTGTGGTATACTTCCCATAAAGGAGGTACACCTATGGGAAGTGAGGCACAGACGAAGGCCAGCGTAAAATTCAATCGGAAAAGGGACAGCATCACAATAAGGCCAGACAAGGAGACCGGCGCAAAAATCCGACGTGCCGCGGAAACGGCGGGCGTGAGCGTCACGGAGTTTATTTTAACAGCGCTGAAAGAATATATAGAAAAATAAATATTGCTCCCGCCTCTAAGCGTTGAGGCGGAAGACCCGAGCGTGGGTGGATATCGAGGAAATCTCGGTATCTGCCCGCGCTTTTTCTTTTTATAAAACCCGCGAAGGAATGCGGTTTTTATAAAACTATCATGGGCGAAGGACTGCCCCCGAAGGAAAGGACGATAGTGTCATGGCACTTACGAGAAAATTTTTGAAAGCATTGGGCCTTGAGGATGACAAAATCGAGCAGATCATCGAGGAGCACACCACGATTGCTGACCGAATGAATGCGGAAATTGAAAAGTACAAGGCCGACGCGGAAGTCTTGCCCCGTGTCCAAAGGGAACTGGAAAAAGCGCAGGCTGATCTTGAAGCTGGTAAAAAGGACAGCTGGAAGGTCAAGTATGAGGCCGTCAAAGAGGAATTTGAGGGCTACAAGAGCGAACAGACCAAGAAGGAGACCAGAGCGGCCAAGGAAAAGGCGTATCGGGAGCTCCTCAAGCAGGCTGGGGTGAGCGAAAAGCGGCTTGACACCGTGCTCCGAGTGTCCGATGTGGACGGCGTGGAGCTGGACGACAAGGGCGCTGTCAAGGGTTCTGACAAGCTGGTGGAGGGTATCAAGAGCGAGTGGGCAGACTTTATCACCACCACATCCACCAAGGGCGCGGACACTGCCAATCCCCCCGCAAACAGAGGCGGCAACGCCATGACCCGTGACGAGATCTTCAAAATCAAGGACGCCACGGCCCGGCAAGCCGCAATCAAGGAAAACATCAATCTATTTCAGAAAGGAGTCGACGACTAATGGCTAAAAACAACCTGACCAAAACCGCCGACCTGGATGTTACCGTCCGCGAAATCGACTTTGTAACGCGATTCGCGCGTAATTGGGAGCATCTGCGGGACATTCTGGGCATTATGCGGCCCATCCGCAAGGCCCCCGGCGCAGTGCTGAAAAGCAAGGAGGCCACCGTGACCCTCCAGAGCGGCACCGTGGGTGAGGGCGAGGACATCCCCTACAGCAAGGCAAAAATCACCGAGACCCCCTATGCGGAGATGACTGTGGAGAAGTACGCCAAGGCCGTCTCCATCGAGGCCATCAAGGACCACGGCTATGACGCCGCTGTAGGCATGACCGACGATGCGTTTTTGTTCGAGCTGCAGAGCAACATCACCGGGCGGTTCTATGACTACCTGAACACCGGCACCCTGTCCATCTCTGAGACCACCTGGCAGCGGGTGCTTGCCATGGCAAAGGGCAGCGTTATCAACAAGTTCAAGGCCATGCACCGCACGGCGACTGACATTGTGGGCTTCGTCAACGTGATGGACCTGTACGACTACCTGGGAGACAAGGATATCACTGTTCAGAACGAGTTCGGGTTCCAGTACATCAAGAACTTTATGGGCTATGGCACCGTGTTCCTGCTGTCCGATGAGGAGATCCAGCGGGGCCGGGTGATTGCTACCCCCATTGAGAACATCGTGCTGTACTATGTGGACCCCGGCGACAGCGACTTTGCCCGCGCGGGCCTGAGTTACACCACCGACGGTGACACCAACCTGATCGGCTTCCACACCCAGGGCAACTATAACACCGCCGTGTCCGAGTGCTTCGCCATTATGGGCATGGTGCTGTTTGCCGAGTACATCGACGCTATCGCCGTGGCGGACATCGACACCACCCCCACGCTGGGGACGCTGACCGTGACCACCGCGGCCGGAAGTGATTCCAGCCATACCACCATTTCCAGCGTGACCCCAGCCAAGGAAGCTGCTGGGAATGTGTATAAGTACAAGTGCCAGACGGGTGAGGCTTCTGTGACCTATGGACAGAACGTAAAGTATTGGGCTACTTGGGACGGGAAGGCCACCACCCAGATCCCCTGTTCCAGCGGGCAGACTATCACCGTTGTAGAGGCTGACGCCAACTATAAGGCGCAGAACAAGGGTAGCAAAACCGTTACTGTTGGCAGCTGATTGAATAGGAGGGCGGCGTGATGCTGGAAGAAGTTTTGCAGAGCCTGAACAACTGGTTTCTGGTGCCTGACGGCATCCACACCGGAGAGTTCACGGTGCAGGACGGGTGGCTCACGCTGCCCTTTCTGCAAACAGGACAGTATTTCAGGGTGGTGGGGTCTGTCTTCAATGACGGGCTTCACCAATACCCGGCCACAGACATGACCGGAGAGACGTTCACTGGCGCTGTATGGGCGCTGGCGGTCCCAAAGGCTGTTATTACTCTAAGCGAGGAAATAGCGGCCTGGAACGAAAAGAACGGAACCCCAGGGCCGTACACGTCGGAATCGTTTGGTGGCTATTCCTACAGCAAGGCCACCAACGCCAGCGGTGTAGTCGTTGGCTGGCAGGATGTATTTAAAAGCCGACTGAACGCATGGCGGAGGATTGGAGGGATTATATGAGCTTGTTAGACGATTTTGCCCATCCATGCGTGCTGATGGAAAAAAAGCGCGTGCCAGACGGTGCAGGCGGGTACATCGTGGAGTGGACAGAGGGCGCGGAGTTTATCAACTATCAGGCGCTGGACACCTCTATGGAGGCCCGGAGAGCGGAAAAGGAGGGCGTGACAAGCCTCTACTCCGCGCTGGTGGACAAGGCCGTGCCTATTGAGTACAACGACGTATTCAAGGACAAGACCACCGGGGAGACGTACCGCGTGACCTCCAACCCAGAGGATAAGCAGGCCCCTCGTTCCTCCACGCTGCCGCTAAAATACTTCACTGCGGAGAGGTGGACGCTAACCACATGATAGTGAATGTTCTCGGAACAGAATACACCATCGAAATCAAGAAGTACGCCGAAGATGAAGCATTTGAGCGGCGCAGCATTGATGGGTATTGTGATTGTCTAACAAAGAAAATTGTGGTTTGCGATATGTCCACGTACAAAGGATGGGAGCATGAGACAAAAGAAACCATTTCCGCCTCTGAGAAAAAAACGCTCCGCCATGAAATAGTCCATGCGTTCTTTGATGAAAGTGGGCTTGGAAGCAACACATTTTCTGTTGATGGGCCGTGGGCCACTAATGAGGAAATGGTGGATTGGATAGCAGTACAGGGTCCAAAAATCTATAAGGCATGGCAGAAGGCGGGGGCAGTATGACAAAAAACAAAGCCCTGTTTGCTTGGTTCAATGAGTTCATGCCCTTCTACCGGGCATCCTCTGTGCTGGAAGATGTGGTCATGCCCTATGGCACCTACGAATACCCAGATGGGGCCTTTGACGCTGGGGAAATCGGATTGACAGTTAATCTGTGGTTTCGCACAGAGAGCGAGGCAATTCCCGATGAAAAGGCACAGGAATTATCCCAACGCATTGGCTACGGCGGCGTATATATCCTTTGCGACGAGGGATACATCTGGCTGAAACGCGGGTCGCCGTGGTGTCAGAGCCTTGTGTACCAGGACGACCCGGCTATTAAGCGCCGTTATATCAACATCACCGCTGAATACCTGACATTCAGCTAGAAAGGAGGCCCTTATGGGCAAATTTACAGTCATCCCGCAGAGCACATTTGAGGAAATGCAGCTTGACGCGGGTGTTGTTCTAAAGAAATTTACTCCATCTACACCGACGGCACCGGAGGATGCTGACATTGTGTGTCCCACCACTGGCGGCATCAATATTTCCTGCGTTCCTACTTATTCTGACATGGGCGAGGATGTGGATAACTGTCCTACCAATATGATGGAGCTCAAGCATCTGGACGGCTGGGAGTGCAAGATGTCCTTTACCTCACTCGGCACGTCCCCGGAATCCATTCGGCTGTCGCTGGGAGCGGCTGACGTGACTGGGAATAAGATTGTGCCCCGGCGTGACCTCAAGCAGACAGACTTCTCCGACCTGTGGTGGGTAGGCGACCGGGCGGACGGCGGCATGGTGGCCGTATGCCTGAAAAACGCTCTTTCCACTGGCGGATTTACACTCCAGACCACCAAGAACGGCAAAGGACAGGTATCTGTGGAGCTGACCGGCCATGTGTCTATCGACGAACAGGATACCATGCCAATGGAGTTCTACAGCGCCGCACCCGCGGAGGGTTGATACTATGAAACTATCTGAACTGACCACCGATCAGGCGGCGGATGTGCTGTGCGAACTGACGCCTTATATCGCTAATATCACCGGGGACAAATCTCTCCTGGATGAGCTTGGGAAAAAGTTTGACAGCAAAGGGAAGAGCGTGGCGGAGCTGTATACCTATGCGGCAAAGAAATGCGCTGTTCTGGCCCCGCTGCTCCTGAAAGACCACCGGGCGGATGTGTTTGGGATTTTGTCCGTTCTGAACGACACAACGGCAGAGGCGGTGGCAAAGCAGAACGTATTGACAACGATTCTGCAAATCCGCTCTGTTTTCAAAGACAAGGACCTGCTGGATTTTTTCAGATCGTTTGGGCAGGGGGACGGGACAGCGTAACTCTGGCCCTGTTGTCTGCCCCAAGAATGGGCGCGAAAGCATTGCTTTCCGTCTTACCTGTCCTGCTGAAAAAGCAAATGCAAGAAAAAACGTATCGGGTCTATGTCACCGACGCGCTGAAATTCATTACAGAAAACACAGCAAAATATGCCGGAGGAAGTTACATGAAGACCCGGTATCTTGACACTGAGGACCCGAAGCCGGAGGAAATCAGAACGCCGGAAGAAATTGTTGCGCATATGAAACAAAAAATCGCCTCTGTCTAAGCGTTGATGGGGAAGGGCTAAGCGGTGCCGCGAAAGGAGGTGGCACCCATTAATCTTTTTGATTTATTTGCGAAAATCAGCCTGGATACCAGCGAGTACGACAGCGGTGTTAAGGATGTATCTAAGAGTGGGGGTAGCCTCGCGTCCAAGTTAAAAAATGGCCTTGCGTCTGCCGGGAAGGTGGCGGCGGCTGGCATCGGGGCTATTACAGCGGCGGCGGGCGCTGCGGTTGGCGGTCTGTTGGCCCTGGAATCCTCCACCGAGGAATACCGCGTGGCACAAGGAAAACTGAACACCGCCTTTGAAGCGGCTGGATATGGGGCAGAGACCGCACAGCAGGCATACAACTCCTTTTACGGCATTCTGGGTGATACGGATACCGCCACAGAAGCAAGCCAACTCCTGGCGAAGCTGGCAGACAGCGCAGAGGATGTGTCTACTTGGACGGATATCGCTGCTGGTGTTGCCGGTACATTTGGCGACAGTCTCCCCATCGAGGGACTGATTGAGGCCAGTAATGAGACGGCAAAAGTGGGGCAAGTTACCGGCGTGCTTGCCGACGCCCTCAACTGGGCGGGCATCAGCGAGGACGATTTTAATGCCAGGCTTTCCGCCTGCTCCTCTGAGAGTGAGCGGAATCAGCTCATCATGGATACCCTGTCAGGAACCTATGATGAAGCCAGCGAAGCCTTTTACCGCAATAATGAGGCGCTGGTAGAGAGCCGAAATAACCAGGCACAGCTTGACGCAACCCTAGCCACTCTTGGGCAGACTGTATCCAATGTAAAAAACCGTCTGTTGACAGAGTTCCTTCCCGCGATCTCTAATGTGGCGACGGCGTTTTCTGGTATGTTGAGCGGTGCGGCAGGTGCGGATCAGGAGTTTGCATCAGCGGTTCAAGGTCTAGTCAATGTGGCGGTCTCTAAACTCCCTGAATTCTTGAGCATGGGAGTGCAAATTCTATCCTCCCTTGCCAGTGGCATAGTGCAGAGCATCCCGACACTGGTTGCAGCGGTTCCGCAAATTGTAGCCGAAATTGGGGAGGCATTAACCGAACTGCTTCCGCAAGTGCTGAACATGGGTGTACAACTCCTGGATCAGCTTGTAAGCGGGATAGAGACTGGCCTGCCTGATATGGTAGCACGGTTGCCTCAGATCGTAGACAATTTCCTGTCATTTTTGACTGAGCATTTGCCTGATATCCTGGACAAAGGTGTTGAAATGCTTAATTCTCTAGTGAACGGCATTATCAATACTATCCCTCAAATGGTTGCAAGTCTCCCGAAGATTATTACGTCTTTTGTGACCTTTATAGCAAACAATTTACCTAAGATAATAGAGGCAGGCATAAATATCCTTGTCAATTTGATTGCCGGGATTATAAAGGCAATCCCGCAACTGGTTGCAGCACTCCCTCAAATCATCGCTGCCATTGTAGATGGTATAGCAGCTCTAATGGGCAGCATTGTTGACATCGGCAAAAATATTGTTGAGGGCATTTGGGAAGGTATCCAAAATGCAATAGGGTGGTTTACAGACAAGATCACTGGTTTTTTTAGCGGAATCATAGATGGAGTCAAAGGGATGCTCGGAATCCACTCTCCTTCGCGCGTTTTTGCGGATATGGGCAAAAATATGGCCCTGGGGTTGGGGCAGGGCTGGGACAATGAATATGACCGTATCCGCCGGGATATCGAGGGTGGTATGGACTTCGGCACCGCAAGCGTGGACTTTGCGTCGTCCGGGTTGGGTGTGGCGTCCGCTGGTATGGTCAACGGAGTTTCAGCATCTGTGCAGGGAGCAGGGATGTCTGGATGGAGTATTACAGTTAATCTAATGATGCCTGACGGCACCAAATTCGCCTCCTATCTGCTTGGCCCCCTGTCTAACTACGCAAAGGCAAACGGTACGCCAATTCTCCACCCAACGTAAGGCGGTGAAAACACGTGAATCAACTTGTATTGGATACCACAGGCACACCAGTTACCTTGCCGGAAAGCCAAAAGGGCGGCTATATCGCAGAGTTAAAACCGCTTTCCGTAGATGTGGAGATGGTCACCGGCAGGATTGTAAGAGAACTGCGCGGGAATGTATGGGTTTTGCGCTACCAATATGGATATTTCACGGATCAAATGAGGAACTCCGTGCTTTCCGCATGCGAAAAAGGGAGAGGACAGGCCATTACATGTTTGTTCCTTCCCCCGCACTCTGAACAGATGATCACATCAAAATTCATGGTAACAGAGCTGACCTATCCAAAATTTATGTGGAGCCGTCAAGTTATGGGTGAAATTGTTGACGAAGATGGAGAGCCCATAGAAACCCTTGTTCCCGTCCCAATGTGGGGTGATTTCTCGGTAGAACTAAGGGAGGTGAAACCCAGTGATTAGTTCGACCACAGCGTATCAGGCAGCGATTGTGGGCGACACCAGACGGATCTATTTACAAGCAGTCATAGATATTATTGACCCGGATATTACCTATGGCACAGTATCCAGCTCCGGCATGGCTAACGTATGCAAGCCGGAGCAAATTCACGACAAGGAGATGGAGATTGTTCCATACGCTACGCTTGAGGCTAACCGCTGGGCACTCAACGGGCAGTTCAAGCTGTTTCCACTCCATGGGGCCGATCATATCGGCTTCCTGGGGGATACCCTGTCCGGCGCGGATGGGGTGTTTTCCCCAGCGGTGTGGGTAGAGGAGCATTTTTCCAATGTCTCCATCCTTCAGGCGTGCTCCATCTACTTCCCATCAGCGGATTGGGACGGAGTGCCCGCCGACTTTACTGTGGAGATCATGCAGGGCAGAACGGCCTACTACACCAAGACAGTGACCGGCAATACTGCGTCCAGCATTGCATTGGACGGATTCACCGTTAACAACCCGGACGCTATTCGGGTGACGGTGACCAAATGGTCGAAAGAAAACCGCCGTATACGGATACCTGAAATTATTCCGGGCCTGTATGAGAAGTGGACAGGAAATGAGATTGCCGTGTTTTCTCTTAAGCACCAGGGGGACGTATCCTGTATGACACTACCGTATGGCACATGTACCATTAAAATGGACAACTTGAGCCGCCGCTTTGAGCCGCGAAGCAAAAATGGCGTATTCCAATCCATCGAAGAGCGCCAGGGCATCCCGGTCTCTATAGGAGTACGGCTTTCGGACGACACGGTAGAGTACAAGCCAGCCGGCGTGTTTTATCAGTACTCCGGCGGCTGGAAAACCGGCGACAACGGCCTGACCATGCAGTGGGATCTGGTCGATATTGTTGGCCTTTTGGCTGATCGTGAGTTTATCCCGCCGTCCATCCTGCCTACCACCCTGTCTGGCTGGATTTCCGCCCTAGTGGCCCAGATGGGAGAAAATTTCGCAGACATGTACGCGGTAGACCCAAACTACGCAAGCGCGGAGGCAAGCGTCCGCGCGGCTGACGATGTGGTTGGTATGACATGCGGGGATATATTGAGATATGTCTGCATGGCGACGGGTACGTGGCCCAGAGCGGACGCAGAGACCGGATACTTGACCGCCGAACCCATGTGGAACCAGGGGAGTAAAATCACCCTGGACAACCTAGCTGATTATCCGACCATGAAAGCCAACACCGATATTGCCGCCCTGTTTTTTACTCTGAACGATGGGAACGACACCCAGTATGTGGTATCCGGGAACTCCACTGCCTCCAACGAGACAAAATCCATCCAAAATCCGTTTATTAAGACGCAATCCCAGGCGCTGACTGCCGCACGGGCAATCTTGTCCACCTACGGCGGGAACAAACTGGAGATTGTAGGCCGTGGAGATCCGGCCTCTGAAATTGGGGATGTGGATACGGTCTGGTTGAATGAGAGCACCGCAACCACGGGCCGCAGAATACAGCAGGACTTATCTATCAAGGATGGAGTCCTCCGCAATTGCTCCAGTGTGCTGCTCCAGGCTGATGGAATCTTTCTTTATGATGGCATGGAGGTGATCACCTCCAGCGGCGTGTGGACAGCACCAGCCGGGGCCACACAGCTACGGATTATCCTGGTAGGCAAGGGGGAGGGCGGAGGCCATGGAGAGCCTGGCACCATGGGCAGGCAGGAATCGGAAGACGGATATGGAGATAGTGAGCGTGGTGAATACGGCGCAGATGGTTCGGACGGCGTGGGTGGAAAGGTGTGGACAGCTACCATCGACATCAATCCACAACAGTCATTTGAGGTGTCTTTTGATGGTTTTAATACCATTTTTGGCCCTTACTCTAGCGCAAACGGTAATACATACCCACAGGGTTACTCTGATGTAGCCAGCGGCGAATCATACGCCCGCACCGGCGTAGCATCACCTAAGCAAGGTAGCGGAGATGGCGGAGCCGGAGGAAAGGGTGGAGCTCCAGGCTATGGCGTGTATAAGCATTACACGTGGGCGGGCGGTGGATCTACCACGTTTAAGGTGCTCGTCGAGCCAGAGCCGGGGAAACCAGGAGCGGCAGGAGCACAGGGCTGTGCTGTTATCTATTGGGACAAGGAGGGGTGAGTATGTCCGAAACATGGACACCTCTGGTTATTTCGGCCAGTTTTGCACCCAACCCCGTATCAGTCGGGCTGCCCACCGTCCTTTCTGTCGTCGTCATCGACGCCCAGGGCGGAGAGCGGGAGGATCTCTGGTACAGCGGCGAACTCCAGGCGGGGGAGGTGTAGTGCGTGGCGATTACCCAGGTGCGGGCGCAGTTCAATGGTCAGTGGTACACGCTGACCTACAACGAAGACGCCAGAGCCTATCAGACGGCTATCACGCCGGACACATTCTCCGGCGGTCAGCCGGACGGGTATTACGACGTAACGGTAGAGGCCACCAACGACAGCGGCGTGGTGGTGACTACAGATGGGGGCAATCTGCCGGGCCTCCGGTTGGTGGTGCGGGAGACCATCCCGCCCATCCTGACCCTGGTATCCCCGGAGGCGGGCTATGTGACCACCAACACGCCTGCGGTGACGTGGACCGCCCAGGACAACGCCGGCGGCTCCGGTATCGACCCGGACAGCGCCATGGTGAAGCTGGATGGGAAGGCAGTTCCAGCGGAGCAGGTGTCCGTCACGGTGGGCGCAGGCGGGACGTATACCATCACCTATACGCCAGGGGCTGCTCTGGCGGAGGGGCCGCACACCGTCCAGGCGGGCATCAGCGACAACGATGGGAACACAGCTACGATGGAGGCAAACTACATTGTAGATACCGTACCGCCAGCGCTGTCCGCGTTGCTGTCCTTCGAGGAGGTAGTGGTGGATCCCTATACTGTTACCATCACGGGGCAAACCAACGATGCCACCGCTCCTCCGGTGACCATGACCGTGATGGACAACGGGGCGGTGGCGGGACACCCGACCGTTGGGCCGGATGGACGATTTTCATTCCTCCTGAATCTTGAGGTTGGGGAGAACAACGTCACGGTCGTTGCCAAGGACGGGGCGGGGCTGACTACCACGGCCAGCTATTACATCATCCGCATGGTTACCGACCGGACACAGGCCGATGTGGACGCCTTGAACGACCGTGGGACATACAACGCCTCTGATCTCAACCGGGTCAATACGGCCATGGCTTATCTGAACGGGTGGCTTTCGGATGCGGGATACGTCACCGGATATGCCGGCCAGGGTATTGCCTGGGCTATAGATGACATTCCGCTACAGGCACAGATGGCGGACTACCTGTCCAACGTGGGGGCGATCGGTGGCACGTTCCCCCTTGCCAACGCCCCAGCAATCCCGGCCTCGATGGAGTTCCTGACCCATGAAGGGGCCAATCACATTGAGCGGGTTTTGGTGCTGACGGACCAGATCCGCGCTCGTTTGAAGCGGTCGCCATTTGTGAGCGGCGAAATATTTTGTGGTGAGGTGTAACAATGCAAGATGGAATTATTGCTGGAAACGGAAGTAGCCGGTATTTGAAAACGGTGGCGGCAGCGCTTTCCCTGTATCCTAGCTATGAGGATTTTATCACGGCGCTGATCGCCGGGACATTTCCCATTGACCTGAACGGGATCAATGAGGCAGGGTGGTCGCGGCAGGGGACACCCCTGAACAAAGGAACCCTGTTAAGCGACACCACAGAAACCAAGATATGGGGTTCAGCCGGGAACCATACAGTTGACCAGGCGCTCGGTCAGATACTTGGCTCAATCGGATATAGCCTGGTAAAGGAATACACATCGCCGGGGAGCTTTACCCATACGTTCGACCGCAAATATACAGATATTTTTGTGATTGTGGTTGGCGCTGGCGGAGGAGGCGGTGTGGGCGAGATAAGAAAAACAAACGAATATTACAACGAGTGGGAAGGTAGAGGCGGCGGTGGCGGCGGTGCTGGAGAAGTAGTTGTTGCTTATTTTTTAGACAGCACTAAAATTTCAAATAAAAATATTGTTATCGGCTCTGGTGGAAGCGGGGGGACTTCAGTGAGCCCCAACGGTGCAAACAGCAATATCGACGGCAGAAAAGGCATGAGCGGAGGCAGTAGCAGCGCTTTCGGAATTACAGCGGCGGGAGGATCTCCAGGGGATAGCTTCTATGCTGGTAAAGCTGGTGGTGTGGCTTCAAATATCACTTCTGGTCCTGGCTTTGGCGGAAGAGGACATGTTAATGAAACTGTATCTGAACAGGGAGAAGATGGCTCTCTTATAATGACATTTGGAATAAGGGCCCCAGGTGGCGGCGGTGGCGGCGGTAACAGCAAAGGTTCATCGACCGGTAATTCTGATGGGAAAGGAGCATCCGGTGGAAGCAGCGGCGGCGGAAGGGGAGGCAACGGAGCCACCTCATCCGCAAACGGAACCAATGGTGCGGATGGCAGCAGAGGTGGCGGCGGTGGTGGTGCTGGCGGCGGCTGCAATTTCCTTTACCAGCAAAAATCCTCTGGAAATGGGGGGAGAGGCGGACACGGATATGTAGCGATTTACGGTAGGGGGGCGTTTTGATGAAAACGGTTTATTTGAACGAGGATAACACTGTCCGCGAAATCATCCCGGAATATGCACTCCCGCCGGAGAAGTGGTATAGCGAGGCATTTGCACGACGCTGTGTAGAGGTACAGGACGATGTAGAGCAGGGGTGGCGCTACAACCCCGAAACAGGGCAGGCCACCCCGGGCACAAGACCGCCGGAGCCTGAATCGCCCTCGGAAGAGGACATCACCCTGGACATGCTGGCCGAGCACGAGGCGCGGCTGTGCATGCTGGAACTGACCACCACCGCCACCATCTAAGAAAGGAGACACTATGACAACCGTATACAATCTCTGCAAGATGCTCATTGACCGGGGCCGCACCGACGGCCTACAGGACAAGATGGATGTCTATCTCGCCGCCGACCGGCTCACCCCGGAGGAGTACC